CCCTTGTTGATAAAGAAGTTGGCGTTTTTAACCGCGACAAACTTCTTACTTCCTTCACCGAAGGAAATTTCTAAATCTTTAATTTCTACTAATTTTTCAGACATTTCCTTCCTCCTAGTCTTCTAGATGAGCAAAGCCCATTTTATCACGAATCTTATCATGCAAATCTGCAATGACTCCAGGTTTTTCAACTTTAGGAGCATTCTCATGAAGCAACCAAGTCTTAGCCCAGTGGGTATCAGTGACTGAAAACTGAGGTGCCTTCTCTTCAAAATCAATTTGCATCGCATAATCTGAACGAAGGGCAAAGGCATCACCTTTCAACTCAGTATAAAGAGACGGTGGTGTTCCTGGGATAGAGTACAATTCCCCTTTATCATCAGCAAGCTGAGGCAAGCTAGACAAGAGACTCCAAGTGTATGGATGACGTGGATCGTAGAAGACTTCCTCAACAGTACCGTATTCTACAATTTCCCCAGCATACATAACCGCCACCTTATCGGCAATACTTGCTACCACACCAAGGTCATGGGTGATAAAGATAATAGTAAAGTGGTACTCATTTTGCAAGGTTTTAAGCAAATCAATGATTTGCGCTTGAATGGTTACGTCAAGGGCCGTTGTTGGCTCGTCACAGATCAAGATATCTGGACGACAGGCAAGGGCAATCGCAATAACGATACGTTGGCGCATCCCTCCAGAATATTGGAAAGGATACTCTTCAAAACGTTTTTCAGCGTCTGGGATTCCGACCTTGTTCATATAGTCGATTGCCATCTCTTTGGCTTCCTTAGCTGTTTTCCCTTGGTGTTTAACGATAACTTCAGTGATTTGGCTACCGATTGTATTGATTGGGTCCAAACTTGTCATAGGATCTTGGAAGATGGTCGCAATTTTAGCACCACGAATCTTCTCCCATTCCTTGTTAGAAGTAAGAGCGGTCAAGTCTTGTCCACGATAGTCGATGCTTCCTTGGGCAATACGTCCATTGTCTTCTAACATCCCTGTAAAGGTTTTTGTTAAAACAGATTTACCAGAACCTGATTCACCTACCAGGGCAAGAACTTCCCCTTCAATCAGGTCCAAAGAAACTCCTCGGATAGCTGTCAGAACTTTGTCACGAACGTCAAATTCCACGACAATATCGCGAGCAGTCAAAATTACATCTTTTCCTTTTATCATGTCTACTCCTATCTATGTGTACGTGGATCACTAGCATCCGCTAGGTTTTGACCAACAACGAAGAGAGAAAGAGACACCAAGATCAAGGTTGTCAATGGAATCCAGAACAAGTAAGCGTTGGTCGTAACGTTTTGTGAGTAATCTGAGATCAAGCGTCCCAGACTTGGCACTGTTACTGGCAATCCCAATCCAAAGAAGGAAAGGAAGGCTTCATAAGAGATAAAGCTTGGCAACATCAAGGTCATCGTAGAAACAATAACGGATACCAATTGTGGCATGATATTTTTAACGATGATTTTAAAGGTTGGTGTTCCAAGTGTTTGAGAAGCAAGGTTGTATTCCAAATCACGGTAACGCATGATTTGGATACGAATCATATAAGCAATCCCAATCCAAGTTGTCACACTCATGGCAAAAATCAAATTCCAGAAACCAGCACCAATTGAGTAAGTCAAGACAATGACAATCAAGAGAGATGGAATGTTTGAAATAATGTTATAAACTTCCATCATGACACGGTCAACGGATTTTGAAATTCCCCAAATTCCACCAACAATAACCCCAATTACAAGGTTGATAAAAGTTGCAATTACAGAGATGAGGATAGAGTTACGCGCACCAAACCAAACCCCGTCAAACAAGGATTTACCATTGCTATCTGTACCAAACCAATGTTCAGCATTGGGCTTGATAAAACGAGCAGAGAAGTCATTGACCTTACTTACATCGTTGAAGTCAAAATCTGAGAACATTGGGTAAATAAAGCTCATCAAGATAATAGCAACCAAAATTCCTAGCATAAAGACGGTTGATTTTTTCTTTAGAAATTGTCTAAATACAGAACCCCAGTATGAATAGGCAGGAGCATCAATTGTTTCAGAGGCAAAATCGTCACGTTTTACGAACTGAAATTTTTCTTTATCGATTGTTGACATTATTTGCCTCCTTTCTCTGTCAATTTAATACGTGGGTCAAGCATGGTCATCCAGATATCACCTACAAAGAGTGAGAAGATAGAAATACATGTGAAGATGAAGACAAGACCAACTACCATTGAGTTGTTTGATGCCTTAACAGAATCAATCAACATTTTACCCATACCTGGGAAAGCGAAGACCGTTTCTGTCAATGTTGCACCACCGATAACTCCGATTACGGCACCAGGAATACCTGAAACCAAAGGAACCATGGCATTTTTAAAGATGTGTTTATTTGAAATTTCTTTTTCAGACAAACCTTTTGCACGAGCAAAACGAACGAAGTCCTGAGATTGCAAGTCGATCATGTAACGACGAATCCAGATAGCCGTACTTGGTGCACCCAACAAACCTAGAATAACTGCTGGCAAGACATAAGAACGCCAATCTCCAGCACCCAAAATAGGGAATGAGTCAGGCAGACCAATGGATGATCCAATCAAGCGGACGATGTAAACCAAGGCAATCGTTGGAAGAGCAAGCAAGAAGGTTAGAGCACCTGTCGAGAAGCTATCAATCCAAGTATTCTTGTGGCGAGCCATAGCAGATCCAAGTGGAATCGCAATCGCATAAGAAATAATCAAACCAATCAAACCAGCAACCGCTGAGCTTGCAATCATTGATGGGTATTGGTAATTGCTTTCTGTAGCTGTATATGGATCATCCTTACCATAGTTGGCTACCTCACGCGCATCTGCTTGACTTGGAGATTTGTAGGTACGAGAGTAGATATCTACAGATGAAGTCTTTTTACCTGTAGGGAATTGAACTTCTGATGTCTTAGTTTGTCCCTGACCTTGTGTGATAACTTGAAGCACTGGTGTGTTTGCATAAGTTGGGTAAGAGTCACCCAAGTTAATGTTCACAAAGTTTTGGTGTACAAATGGAAATTGATTGTTGAAATACAAAAGGTATTTATGTTTTGTACCTGAGCCAACCAATGACCAACCGATAGCAGGGTCATTTTCAAAACGAAGATAGCGTTCCAAGTTTGGATTTTCAGGGTCCTGGATCTTGTTTGGATGATCAATATCAATCAAGTTGGCATAGAATTTGAAAACACGTTCAAAAATTGGAATTTCACGCGTAGCATAGAATTGACCACTTTCTGAGAACACACCGAGTGTCCAACCATTTCCTAGTTGGTTGATGTATTTTTCGTAGATTGCCTTATTGGTATCATTGGCATCCACTGTTACAGATGAGTCCATCGTGCTAGCTCTTTCTTGCAACTCTTTGGTATCGTAGTACTCGATATAGCCCATCCGTTCATAAACGGTATTTTCATAATTATCCCGCTTATCCGGTGTCGTTGCAATCTTGTTATAGTTGGTATCCTGCTTGAAAATCAGTTTTCGAGGAACCATCGTATAGATAATTGTGTAGGTCAAAGTTGTCACCAAGAAAATAGACAACAATGAACGCAATACACGCATAAAAATATATTTCTTCATATCGTTTCCTTTTAAAATCCCAAAAGAACCTTCTCCTCATGGAGAGAAAGTTCTCTTGAGAGTTATTTATTTAACGTGATTAGCCAATTCTTTTTGAACTTTTTCGTTTGATTCTTTTTTCTCTTTGAGCCATTTTTCACGAGCTTGTTCATAGTCAGCTTTTGTTACAACCTTATCTTGTAACTGAATATACTTGAAGTATACGTCTGAGCCCTTATCTCCAGATTGACTGTATGATGCAGAGAAAGGCACAACACGAGAAATGATTGGTGCAGCACCACTTGATGACATAGCTGGCAAGAAGAGTGAGCTATCTGTCAACCAAGCTTGGGCAGCCGCATATTTTTCATAACGAACATTCAAGTCACTTGTTTCTTTTCCTGCTTCATCAACTAACTTATCGTATTCTTTCAAACCAACTTGAGCTGCTGCAGCATTATCTGCACCTTCGTAACCCATATAGGTTTTTGTTTGTTCAGCATTCGTTGTTTTCAAGATATCAAGGTAAGTTGATGGATCTTCATAGTCAGGGTTCCATCCAACAGCACCTGAGAGATCCCAATCTTCTGCCGCAGCGCTTGCTGCATAGTATGTAATATTCTGTAGTTCATCTGTAGTGATTTGTTGGATATCGATGACTACGTTTTCTTCTCCAAGTACTGTCTCAACGGATTGTTTGAAGGATTGAATACGTGCGATATAGTTTTTAGATGTTTGGTCTACTGGGATATCCAAGTGGATAGGGAATTTCACACCTTCTGCTTCCAATGCTGTTTTAGCTTTGGCAAATTCAGCTTTGGCTTTATCGGCGTTGAAAAGTCCATCTTGACCATCCGCAAAGTTTACATTCTTCCATTCATCACCGTAAGCAGCCATCTTTTCAGTTACCAAGTCACCGAAAGTTTTTTCGCCTGCAGAGACAAAGTCTGGTTTCACAAAGAGGTTACGAACTGCAAGAGGAGCACCTTCCTTACCGTTAATTTGTGCTGAGTAAGAAGTACGGTCAAAGGCAAAGTTCAAAGCCTGACGGAAGTCCTTGTTAAGAAGGGCTTTCTTAGTAGAAATCTTCTCTTCATCAGTTGTCTTAGAAGTGTATTTGTAACCTTGACGGTCAATATTTACACCCAAACCACCAATACCTGGACCTGATGGAGTGTAGTAGATATTGTCTTTGTATGTTTCTTCTACCTTAGAGTAGTTTGAACTTGTTGGGAAGAGACGGGCATAGCTATAAGCCCCACTTGTAAAGTTACGTTCAATTGATTCTTGATCTGAACCATCATAGTAAGCAAGTGTTACTTTATCAAGATGAACATTGTCTTTGTCCCAATAGTTTTCATTCTTCACAAATTCGATAGATGACTTAGCAGTCAAACCTCTCAGCAAGAATGGTCCATTGTAAAGCAATGATGTAGGGTCAGTCGCTTTACCAAAATCAGATCCTTTTGATTTTTCAAATTCTTCGTTCAATGGCCAGAAGATTGAGTAGGCCAGCTTAGAGTTCCAGTATGGTTCTGGTTTGTTCAAAGTGTATTCAAGGGTGTAATCATCAACTGCTTTTACACCGACTGAAGCAAAATCTTTATTGTTTCCAGCTATATAGTCAGCTAGACCTTTAACTGAATCTTCTGCTAGATACTTAGCTGCTGATTTATTGTCAGCTGCGTGTTTCAAACCATTTACAAAGTCTTTGGCTGTTACTTCAGCATACTCTTCGCCATCAGATGTCATCCATTTGACACCTTTACGAATCTTGTAGGTATAAGTCAAACCATCTTTTGAAACTGACCAGTCTTCTGCAACTGCAGGAACTAAATTCCCATACTTGTCGTTTGTGAAAAGACCGTCGATACCATTTGAAGTGGCGACCTTAGTACTTTGTTTCCCTGAAATGAGGTAATCCAACGTTTCTGGGTCAGCTGTATAAACATAGCCATAATTTTTTGGCGCTGTTGAATCAGATGATTTTGAAGAACCGCAAGCAGCTAGTACTCCTGCTGCTAATAAAGCAACACCTGCTGCAACAAATACTCTACTTTTTTTCATGTTTTTAACTCCTCTTGAAAAATTTAGGCTTATTGGAAATTATAACATATATTTTTTAAAAAGTAAACGAATTTTCAGAATATTTTGGCGCATTTCCTCAAAAAACTTCTATTTGTCAAAATTTCTGCATTCTTTGTTTGTTTCTGCAAGAAATACTTTCTAGTCTGATCTTCTTTAGAAAGGGATTTTTACAAGCTTTTTCTCACTTCTTCGATCATCATCTGTTTTCCTAAATTGGATTTTAGAATAAGAAACTATTGACGGGAAATGATTTTCAAGGTATAATAATAAACGTTGAGGCGGTATAGCCAAGTGGTAAGGCACGGCTCTGCAAAAGCTTGATCGTCGGTTCAAATCCGTCTACCGCCTTTCAGTACCTGAATTAACAGGAATTAACCAAATGAAAAGCCCAAAAAATTGGGCTTTTTTATTTTTTTCTTCGGATAAATACGGATAACTTTGAAAAACTTTTGGGGCGAATTTGGGGCGGAGTATTATTTGTAGTCGATTCTCTCCATCTCATACATCCGCACCGAATGCAACACTAGATCCCGATACTTCCAGGTTGATACAAGGTACTCAATCACTTCCTGGTCCTCTATCTTGCATTCCATAAAAAGCAACAGCTTAACCGTGTACTCATTTTTCAAAATTGGCACAGTGTAAGTCACATCTACCCAATGCTCGAAACCTAAATCAGTCTGCTCTATACTCGCAAGTTCAATCTTCAAAATGTTCATGTTTTCATCCTCCTACTTATCTATTCGTAGAACAAATAAAAAGTAGTGAAAAAATCATTACTTTTTTTATTCTGAAACTACTTTCAGAGAAATAACTTGGATTTTAAATCCAACCTTTCAAGACCAAACAAAAAAACCGCAAGCATAAGCCTGCGGTTAAAACAATTAGAACAATATTTTAGAAAATTTCCTTTCTATTTTATTTTTCTTCTTTTGGTTTGTCAACGACGGTCACAAGACCATCTGGTTCGGTTTTGAATGCTGGATCTGTGTGAAGTTCACCATTTGCTTTTAGATAGTACCAGCCATCACCTGACTTGATAAATTGCTTAGATAGCATATAGCCATCTTTTTCTTCCATGAAGTACCAGGTTTCTCGATATTTCACCCAGCCAGTAGCCATGCGCCCATCTGACTTGAAGAAATACCAGCGATTGTTAAGAAACATCCAGCCTGTAACCATTGCCCCACGTTTATCAAGGTAGAACCAGTCTTTTCCATCATTGAACCAACGGTTAATTAAGCAATAGCCGCGGTCATCAAAGTAGAACCATTCGTTGTTGATTTGTTTCCAGCGGTTTGTAGGATAAGAGCCATCTGACTCCTCCCACCACCAGCCAGTGCCATTTTGTTTCCAACCAGCTTCAGATAGACCGCCTTCGATGTCTTTCTTGAACTGCTCACGGCTGATGCCCCACTTAGCCAGATAAGGGTATGGATCCACATGGTCAGAGTAGTTTCGAGGTTGATTATATGTGCAGTATTGATGTGTCTTGATACCTGCTAGACTGTCAGAGTCCAGCGTTTTAGGAATACCTGCTTCATCAGCAAGGTTTCGTAAAAGCTCAACGTAGAGCTTGTAATCGCGCATGAATTCTTCCTTGGTTTCATGACTTTCAATCAGTTCTACCTGACCATAACCCTCTACGTTCCAGCCGCCTCCCACGTCATAGGCTCCCATATCTGTGTACCATGTTTGCATCACACGGCCGTTCCCGACAACGTGGGAGAAGAAACCTGAATCAACAGGGCGGCGCATGTGGTAGTCTGCTTCATTTTGTGCCGTTGAGTTCGGGTTTCCTGTTGAATGCGCATGAATTTGTCTGTATGGTTGTTCCCCAACTTGTGGAAGGTCGGTTCTTAGTCTACTTGTATCAATATCCATGATTACTCCCCTTTCCAGGCATCGTTCATGCGTTTCACTGCTGACTCGACGAACGTATCAAGGTCGCGGTCAGTCATACTGATATTGTATTTTGTAAGCTCAGCTCTGATTTTATCACGAGCTTGCCCCAACTTCTCTTCACCTTTATATCCGGTTTCAGCTGCGACCTGCTCAACGGCATTGACCGCATTTTGGGCCAAGATTTCAACGATTTTGATAGTCTTTTCTCCACCTTTTTTGATGAGAAAATCCTTAATAGATTTGACTGCGATGCCAGCGAGGATAGTCAAGATTCCAGTAGCTGAAGCTACGATGATTTCAGTAATTTGTTGCATGTTATTCTCCTTTTTCGATTTCGTCCATGCGGTCGTTCATGCGGACCATTTCTTTCTGAATGTCTCCGACCGTATGTGTAATTGTGGTCAATTCTGTAGTGGTTTTTTCAAGATGAGTCATCAAACGCTCTTCTCGTTTGTTAGAGTCGGCTTTTGATTGCTCATGTAGATCCATAATCTTCTTTTCTCTCTTGTCCGAAGTCTTGATAAGATATCGAATGATTATAAAGAAAAGAAAGATAAACAAAATCGCCCAAGCAACCTGGCTTTGAGCGATTTTTTCAGCTTCTTCAATCGGCATACAACCTCCTTCTAATCGATACGTGGCATGACCACAGTAAGCACACCTTGCTGTAGCATTTCAGCAAGCGACTGTTCTTTCCAATTGTAGCCCTCTGCCGGTTGCATCTGGAACTTAAAGATAGTCTTAGTTCCTTTTGGCCATTTCGGATTGGTGTCAAACGGATAAGGCATTGCGACAATATCGCCGTTTCCGTATCGTGTACTTTTAATAAGTGGCTTGATGAACCCAGCTACTTTATTGTAAGCATAAGTAGGCATGCCCCCGTTTTGAGAAATGGCTAGAGCAATCAGGACCTCAGTGATAGCTGAAACAGTATCAAGATTTTCCTTGTTTTCACTAGCAGCTTGCTCAGCTTTATCCGTTGCCTCTTTGTTCTTTTGCAACTCTTGAGCTACCTTACTAAAGCGTTCGTTTTCTGCACGCTGTGGAAAATTCTCTTGATAAAGAGTTTCCATGGCGAGTTCAAAGAGCTCTGTATTTGACAAACCGATTTTGTCAGCTGGCAAAAAGACAGGTACATAAGCACCGTCTGAGTTTACCAGCGTGACTTTGGTGGTGGACGCTGTTCCGCTGGCGTCGTATTCTTGTGATTTTTGAGCATATTCTAACTTCATGCTTTCTCCTTTTAAATTTTGAAAGATACATTGTCAAAGTTGAGCCATGTAGCGTCAACGTTGCCTTTTACAACTATATTTCCGCTTGGGTAAATTCCGACAACAGCAGGGCCATAGTCATTGTTTAAAGCGGCTTTGAATAGCGTTGTGGATGGTCTGAAATTTTCAGGTAAAGTAAAGATAATTGACTCACGGGTAGTCTTTCCGCCTTTACAAGTACCTTTTAAATAAACAATACCGTCAAATGTTTTT